CAGGTGCATTAAAGAATGCTATTATGCCCTACTTAGAAGATGAAATGAGAAGTAAGAGTAGATGGGTTAATATAACTGATGTTACTCACGGTGGTAAAAGAAAGATTGATAGAATTACGTGGTCATTACAAGGTAGATTAGAGCACGGTAAGATTAAATTAAGGAAAGCAGATTGGAATAGTCCCTTTATCTCACAGTTAATGGACTTCCCTTCTCCACTTAGCCACGATGACTTGATTGACTCGTTGGCATATATAGATCAAGTGAGTGTTGCGGACTATGCAACAGCTATAGAATTAGATGAGTGGGAACCTATGGACGCAGTAGCAGGATATTAATGATTAAAGATAGCTTAAGTTATAAAGACCCTATGACACCACTTAGAGAGTGGGTGTTAGGTAGAGTAGAGAACTGGGAAGAACACAGAAACTCTAACTATTTAAAACAGTGGGATGAATACTACCGTATATGGCGTGGTGTTTGGTCAGAAGAGGACAAGACTAGACAATCAGAGAAGTCTCGTCTTATTTCCCCAGCTACCCAACAGGCTATTGAGGCCACAGTTGCAGAACTAGAGGAAGCTACCTTTGGTAGAGAGAGATGGTTTGATATCGAAGATGATATGTTGGACCAACAACCTCAAGATGTGGAGTATGTACGTAAGTTACTACACGAAGATTTAGAAAAAGATGGTGTTAAGCCAGCAATAGCTGAGTGTTTACTTAATGCAGCCCTTTATGGTACAGGTATTGGTAAGTTAATTGTAACTGAAAAGACTGAAGTAGTACCAACAGAACAGCCAGTAGCAGGCACATTAACGACCAGTAGGGGCACAGCTGAGATACCTTATATTAGTGTTAAGATGGAGCCAGTAGCTCCTAAAGAATTTGTTATTGACCCTACTGCTACAGATATTGAGAGTGCTCTAGGTGTTGCACATATCGTAATTAAACCTAGATACTTAATAACACAAGGAATTAATGAAGGAATATATGAAGACAAACCTATTGGTAGTTATGACAAAGCGGACTTTGGGTTCGATGATGAAAATTCTTCCTCTACTAATGAGGATGATAAAGTTAAAATCGTTGAGTATTGGGGTCTTGTCCCTAAAAAGTTTCTTAAGAAAAGTAGTAGCGAACTGGAAGAGTTTGATTACGAAGATGATGAATTAGTAGAAGCAGTAGTAACTATTGCTAATGATTCCGCTGTTCTTAGAGCAGTAGAGAATCCATATATGATGACAGACAGACCGTTTGTTGCATATCAACACGATAGAGTACCAGGTAAGTTCTGGGGTAGAGGGGTAACAGAGAAAGGTTATAACCCACAAAAGGCCCTTGATGCAGAACTTAGAGCACGTATTGATACTCTTGCGTTAACTACACACCCTATGATGGGCCTTGATGCAACTAGATTACCGAGAGGTACTAAGTTTGACATCAGACCAGGCAAGACTATTCTTACCAACGGTGACCCTAAATCAGTTTTGATGCCGTTGAACTTCGGTAGTCTAGCCAACTCTACCTTCACAGAATCCGCAGAGCTAGAAAGAATGGTGCAGATGGGAACAGGTGCTATGGATACTGCCAATAGCAACCTATCTAATCCGCGTAACTCTACCGCCTCAGGAATGAGTATGTTACAGGCGGCATCAATTAAACGCCAGAAGAGAACTTTGATGAACTTCCAAGATAGTTTCTTAGTTCCTATGATTAATAAAGTAGCCTGGAGAAGAATCCAGTTTGACCCACAAAGATACCCAGTGATGGATTATAAGTTTAGACCTTATAGCTCACTAGGTATTATGGCCAAAGAGTTAGAGACTACTCAGATGATTCAGATGTTAAGTATGGTCCCACAAGGCTCTCCTGCTTTTGGTGTTATCCTAACTAGTATCTTTGAGAACAGTGCTCTTAATAATAGAAACGAATTAGTTGCAGCAGTGCAGCAGATGTTACAACCTAATCCACAACAACAACAAGCACAGCAGATAGAGATGCAAAAGGCTATGTTGGAGAATGCTGAGTTAGAAGCAGAGATTGGTAAGTTGTATGCACAGACACAGAAACTACAAGTAGATGCAGGTGATAAAGTATCTCAAGAAGCTCTAGCTAAGAAACAATTAGAGCTAGCAGAGAAGATGGCTAAGCTTGAGAACATCCGTTCAGAGACTCATAGGAATATTCCTGAGGTTGAACATCTACAGTCAGAGACACTACTTAACCTAGCTAAGGCAAGGGTGGCTTAATGACAGATAAAGAATTACTCGAGCAACGTCTAGATTTATTTCAACACGATGGCTGGCGAGAACTTGTTGAAGAGTTTTCAGAACTAGCACAATCACTTGAAAAGATTTATGACATCGAGGACACAAACACTTTACACTTACGTAAAGGACAGGTGTCTTTCCTAAATATGTTTGTTAATATGGAGGAAAGCACCAAACTAGCGTTGGAAAATCTAGATACTTAATCTAGCCCCAACATTTTATAATCCCCACAATCTTATTAATAAGACGGAGAAAGCAATATGAGTAGCAGAATAGTCGACCCTGAGGTCGTAGAACAAGAAACAGATAACGAAGTAACAACTGAAGATACATTAGATTCTATATTAGAACCTGAAGTAGAACAAGAAGAACAGGTAGAAGCGGCCACCACTGAGTCAGAACTTCCACCTAAATTCCAAGGAAAGTCCGCAGCTGATATAGCTGATGCTTATGAAAACCTAGAGAAAGAATTAGGACGTAAGGGACAGGAGATTGGAGAGTTACGTAAGTTAACTGATTCATATCTACAACAACAGCTAAGTCAACCAACAACAGAAACTACCAGCAACGAACCAGAGATGGACTTCTATGATAACCCCGAAGAATCGGTAAGGAAAATTATAGAGAATCATCCGAAGTTCAAAGAGTTTACTGCACAGACACAACAGCAACAAGCTAATATGACTGCACAGCAACTCGAAAAAACACATCCTGACTTCCAAAAAATCATTAGTGATGGAGGATTTCAGGAGTGGGTGAACGGAAGTAAGATACGACAACGCTTGTATCAAGAAGCTGACCAATATAACTTTGATGCAGCAGATGAACTGATTACGAATTGGAAAGAAAGACAATTAATTTCCAAGACACAAGAGGTTAATGCTGAGCAAGAAGAGACCAGGAAGGAAGCTTTAAAGACAGGTAAAGGAGTATCACGTGCTTCAGGTGAATCCACAGCAGGTAAAAAAATCTACCGTAGGGCTGATTTAATACGTTTAAAACAAACCGACCCTAGACGATATGACTCACTGGCAGATGAAATCTATCAGGCATATTCTGAAGGGCGAGTAAAATAATAATAATAATATAAGAGGAAAATAAAATGGCAACAGGTGTAATTGGTACAAATAACCAAACCGTAACCACAGCTGCTCAGTTCATTCCAGAACTCTGGTCTGATGAAGTAATTGCAGGTTACAAAAAGAACTTGGTACTAGCAAATCTAGTAACAACTATTAATCACAAAGGTAAGAAGGGCGACCAGATTCATATCCCTACTCCAGTTCGTGGCTCAGCAACTTCTAAAGCTAAGAACACACAAGTTAAGATTCAAGATGACACTCATAGCGTTACTGATGTAACTATTGATAAGCATTACGAATATTCAGTAATGATTGAAGATATTGTAGAAGTACAAGGTCTTTCTTCACTTCGTAAGTTCTATACTGATGATGCAGGTTATGCTCTAGCAACTCAAGTTGATACCGATTTGTTTAATGCAGCAGCTAACTTGAATAGTGGTAATGGTACTACTGGTACGGCTGGTTGGGATAAGGCACAAGTATTCACATCAGCTGGTGTTCTATCTGACTGGGATCGTACTGCTTCAACAAGTGCTGGTAATGCAATCACATTAACTTCTGGTGGCGATGCAGCTATTAGAGGTATGATTGAAAAACTAGACTTAGCAGACGTACCACAAGATGGTCGTGCTTTCATTCTAACTCCACGTCAGTACACTGACTTATTAGGTATTTCTCGTTTCACTGAGCAAGCTTATATTGGTTCAGGTGATGCAATCAAGACTGGTAAAGTTGGTATGATTTATGGTGTTGATGTATATGTAACTAATAATATGGGTACTACTACTTCGTTAGGTGGTACTACTCACGATATTGGTTTACTTATCCACAAGGATGCACTAGCACTAGCAGAGCAGATGGGTGTTCGTTCACAGACTCAGTACAAGCAAGAGCATTTAGGTGACTTGTTTACTGCTGACACTATTTACGGTGTAGGTGAACTTCGCAACGCTTCTGGCTTTGCTTTCGTAACTGACAGATAAATAGTTAGTTAAACCCTAGCCCCTTTAGTGAACTCTAAGGGGGTTTTATTTAACTAATTATAGGCTCTATATGTTAATACAAGATATGTTTGAAGACTCTACCTTTGGATTAGAGTTAGAGAAGATTAAAGATAAGATAGCTAAGATTTATAATCAGATGGTTGAGAAGGCCTATAGATTAGAAAATCCAGGTGCATCACCAGAGGATGTTGAGGCTTTTTTAGAAGAGAACAGTCTAAACTTTAAAGAACCAGAAGTGGACTTTGATTCAGAAGTAGATGATTTACAACAACTACTAGATGAATTATTGCAACCTGAGGAAGATTTAGACCCAGTATCAGAGAAGACATATTCTAAACCTACAGTAGAAACAGGTAAAGAATTAAAATCTAAGACACACAGTAAAGGTGACATCCCCAACACAATTAAAGTAGCTGACCCCACTGGTCTTATGTCGGCCCCTAACGATTTAAAGAAAGTAGTACGTACTAAGAAGGTAGAGACACAGACAGGTAAGATTAATAAGAAACAATCAATAGCTAGACGTATTTCTTTTGACCCATTAGTAGAACAAGTAACAGATGAATTAGCTTCTCTTAAGCAACGTAGACGTATTGGACGTAAGCAGATGGAGGATAGATTGTAATGGGTAAGGGTAAAACAACTCAACTAATCAAAAGATTTCCACCAGCACGTAGAGGTTATTGGAAGAGACATAAATTATTAACTGTTCTTGCTAATAGAAGACAAGAAGAAAGATTTACAGACCCTTTATTTACCACAGCTCAAGAACTTATGGCTGAGAATGGAGCTTATATCTTAGCAGAACACGCACCATTCGCATATATTATAACGGAGTAACAAATGGCAACAGTTAAAGTATCCGCATTAACAGAAAAGACAACCCCTTCTGGCTCAGAAGAATTATTAATTAATGATGGTGGTACTTCTAAGAAGATTACTATTGATAACCTACCAGATACAGACACTACTTATACCGCTAGTGATTTTAAATTAGATGATTTAGCAACACCTGATGATAATACTGATTTAGA